CACTTACTACTGTGTATGATGTATCTAAAGTCGTTAAAGCATTTTGTAATGTTAATGTTGCACCATTTCCAGCTGTACCATTATCGTAAGTGACTGTGCCACCTGTTAAAACTGCAAGTGTATCTGTTGTTGCAGCTTTTACTGCTTGATGAACATGTAGTCCTGCTTCTAGAGCATCAACATAAGATTTTGGAACAAGAGAATTTGCTCCGAATCCTGATCTTCCAGTATAACCAGAAGGAACATTTACAACTCCTGTTCCATTTGGTTCTAATGATATACTAGAATTACTTGTTGTGTTAATAGTTGTGATAACTGGTGTAGTTAAAGTCTTATTTGTTAATGTTTCTGTTCCAGTTAATGAAACGAAATTATCATCTGATAATGCGGTATTGAATTCTGCTAATGTACCAGTAATAGTATTTGAAGTTAGTGAAACTGATTTATTCGTTAAAGTGTCTGTTGTTGCTTTTCCAACTAATGTGTCTGTAGAAGTTGGTAATGTTAATGTTCCAGTGTTTGTAATAGTAGATATTACTGGAGTTGTAAGTGTTGGTGATGTTCCAAAAACTAATAACCCTGTTCCAGTTTCATCAGAAATTGCTGTTGCTAATTCTGCTGATGTAGCAGTAATTGTATTCGTTGTTAATGAAATTGACTTATTCGTTAAAGTGTCTGTAGTTGCTCTACCAACTAATGTATCTGTAGAAGTAGGTAATGTTAATGTTCCAGTGTTAGAAACAGAAGATATTACAGGAGATGTTAAAGTCTTATTTGTTAATGTTTCTGTTCCAGTTAATGTGACAAAATTATCATCTGATAAAGCAGTGTTAAATTCAGCAGTTGTTCCTGTAATTGTATTCGATGTTAAAGAAATAGATTTATTTGTAAGTGTATCAGATGTAGCTTTTCCAACTAATGTATCAGTTGCAGCTGGAAGTGTTAAAGTTCCTGAAGCAGCAGCTGAAACGTTTAATGTTGTTTTACCTGAACTTGAACCACTTAATGCTAATGTTTTTCCTGCAGCAGTTTCAATATGTTCGCTTGATGTAAATGCATCAGTATCATCTACCCAATTAAATGTTTTATCTGTCGCACCTTTAATTGTAATACCAGCACCATCAGCTGTTAAATCTGTAGGTGATGCAACTTTAGCAATTATAATATTTTTATCTTCTACTTCTAATGTTGCTGTGTTAAGTGTAGTTGTATTTCCGCTTACAGTTAAATCTCCTGTGACTGTTAAATTATTACCAACTGTTGTAGTACCTGTTGCAGCACCAAGATTTAAAGATGTAGCAGCACCACCAACATTCAATGTTGTGGCAGTTGTATTAGCAAGATTAAATGTAGTAGTTGATACTGTTAAGTCACCACCATCAATATTAACATCACCATCTACGTCTAAGTTGTTATTAATGTTAGTTGTACCAGTAGCAGCACCAATTTCTAATGTTGTGGCTGCACCACCAATATTTAAAGTAGTTGCTGTTGTGTTTAATAAATTAAATGTAGTTTGGTTAGTAGTTAAATCACCACCTTTGACTTGAACATCACCATCAACTGTTAAATCTGCTTTAACAGTAGTAGTTCCAGTTGCTGCACCAATTGCAGTTGCAGTAGAAGCACCACCCACATTAAGTGTAGTTGCTGTTGTGTTTAATAAATTGAAAGTTGTTTGAGAAGTTGTTAGATCGCCACCATTGATAGCTACATCACCACCGATAGTAGCATCACCTGTTGTAGTTAATAAAACTGATCTAACGTCTGACCATTTTTTAGATGAACTACCTAATGCGTATGTGTTATCAGTATTTGGTAATATATTTGAATTTACATCAGCACCAAATACAACGTTATCAGTGTCAGCATCACCCATAGTGATAGTGCCACCATTAAATGTAGTTGTACCAGTGACAGTTAAATTGCCACCTACAGATACGTCACCTGATGTGTTTAAAGAAGTGATTGTTGGAGTTGCTGAAGCGAATACGTTTGACATATCAGCACGAAGTAATTCAAGACCACCTGCTGTTGATCCATCATGTACGACTGCTGTTTTCTTTGTAGTATTAATTGTGACTTCACCAACAACACCTGTAAATGTGTTATGTTGGTTTGTTGTCCCTCTTCGTAATTGTAATTGTGTTGGCATTTTATACTAATCCTTCGTTGTCAATAATTCTTAATCCCTCTGTTGCCATATTATCGTAAGTAAATAAAACTACTTGTCCAAAAGCATCACTTGTTGGGTCAGTTATATTACCATAATCAGCTAAAGGGAATGCACCAAATTTAATTGCAAACGCTAATTGATTAAATAGATCGTCATCTTGTCCTTCTTGACCACCTGCTGTAGCACCAGCACTAAAATATGCTATTTGTCCTGCAGCGTTTTTGTAATATAATCTTCCGTCTGCGTAATTTAAAGCAACTTCTTTATAACTTAAATCATTAACTGATGGCGCAAGATTCGGAGTTGCTGAACCTTTTAATTTAATTATTGTCGCCATCAGTTAGTTTCCTTATTTTTTCTTTTTTTTATTTTGTTTATTCTTCATCTTCCTCAGTGCTAGTAGAGTCAGAATCTTCATCCCAGTCGGTATCTTCTTCTGAGTCATCTTCGTCCTCCTCGCACTCGTGATTTTCAAGTTCTTCAACTTTATCACGAAGAGTCATCAAATCTTCTTCTATTCTATCAATAATATCTGAAACAGTTTCTTGTTTCTTCTTAGCCATACTTGTCTCCTATTTGTTAGTAGATTATATAATCTAAGATATTATATCAATTATGCGTATGTTCCTCCGTCCACATCACCATACACTAAAGTCGTTCCATTTGATTGTAATACTTTTCCACTTGCACCAAGTGTTAATTTATTTAAAGCATTTGATGAAGCACCAACTAATAAGTCACCAATTGAATATGATGTATTTCCTGTACCACCATAAATTGTGCCGATTGTAGTACCTTGCCATGCACCAGTAGAAATTGTTCCTAATGTTGTAATTGTACTTTGTCCAGCATAAGTTGAAGCAATATCAATTGAATCATTATTAACTGTAATACGATCTGCTGTTCCACCTATATTAAGAACACCAGATGAGAAAGTTAAACCACTTCCAGCAGTTGTAGATTTTAATCCTAATTCGTCAGAAACTATTTCTAGACCACCAGATGTTTGTAATACGATATCAATTGTATTTCCTGTAAATGCTAATCCAGAACCAGCAATATAAGTTCCTGCTCCTGAAAATTGTTCAAATACAACAGCAGTTGTACCAACAGCAACAGATTTAGATGTATTTACCCAACCAGTTTTTCCATTCACTGTACCATTTGATACGAATAAAAAGTCACCAGATGCAATTTCAGCTATTGTGTTAAAATCAGCAGCACGTGTAAATACTGTTGAAGATGTACGAATGTAGATACCATTGTGTGCAGTATTTGCTTGGTTTTTAATTAATATACGATCACCATTTACTAATGAATAACCATCTAATGTGTTAATTGGTGTATCTGTAGTTAATGTAGCACCCACTCCACTTGTACCATTATCATAAGTCACAGAACCAGTAATTACAGCTGTAGTTGCAGCTTGTACTGAAGCATGAATATGTAATCCTTCAGCGACAGCATCAACGTATGCTTTATTTGCAGCATCGTTAGCATCAACTGGATTTGCAACGTCTTTAATTAAAGCATTGCTTACAGAAACGTGTCCTGTTCCATTCGGATCAAGTGTAATACCACCATTAGTGTCTGTTGAAATAATTGAATTACCATTAAATTGTAAATTGTCTACATCTAATTGTTGTAATCCAGCAAGAGAATTTGTAGTTGAACCATTTGTTAAAGTTGATGTTCCTAGTGTAATAGTTTTTGTAGAAACTGCACCAGTTGTGACATCAAAATTAGCTGAAGCGAAAGAAGCGATACCTTTATTAGAAGTTGTAGCGTCTTCTCCTGTAATAGTAATTGTTGAACTAGCATGAGACACATCCATTCCTTCACCACCAAGAATAGAAATTCCATGAGCAGAAGGAGTTAATGCGCCAGAATCTGTAGTAATAGATTTAACAACTGTATCTTTTAATTCAACTGCACCAGTTGTGACATTAAAATCATCTGTATTGAACGAAGCGACACCCTTGTTGGATGTAGAAGCATCTTCAGCTGAAATAGTAATAGTGTTATTTGATACAACTGTATCTATACCCTCGCCACCAGCAATAGTTAATGTTTCAGATAATAATGCAACACCATCATTAGTGCCTGTGTCAGCAGTAATGTTTAATGTAGTTGCAACACTTGCTGTACCAGCAGCAGTTAATTGTCCTTGTGCGTTTACAGTAAATGTAGGAATTTCTGTTCCAGATCCATAAGAACCAGCAGTGACAGTTGTGTTTGTAATATTAACTGTAGAAGTATTTCCTACATCACTATTTGTGACAGTAATACCAGTTCCTGAAGTGACTGCACCACCTACTGTATCATAAATGAATTCAGCAAGAGTGTCTGTTGTACCATTAATGTATGGATTGTTTAAAACTAATTTACCAGTACCATCTGGTGCTAAAGATATATTACCATTTACACCATCTTCAATTGTAATAGAACCTGTAGTTGTACCAGAATTAGTATTAAGAATTAAATCACCTGTTCCATTTGTAGTTATAGTAGCATTCGTATTACTATCTCCAATTCTTACTGTGTCTGAATCTAATTGAATATCACCTGTTCCATTCGGAGCAAGTATAATATTTCCATTTGAATTTGTAGATGATAATGTATTTGTATCTAATCTTAAATTATCAATATTGATTACACCACCAACATTTAAATTTTCAGCAATACCAACACCACCATCAACAACTAATGCGCCAGTTGTAGTTGATGTTGAAGTTGAAGTTGAATTAATATTTGTTGTTAAAATTGTATTTGCAATATCTAAACTGTCAGTATCAAGAGACATTCTCTCAACATTATCAGTGACAAAAGAAAGTGTGTCATTAGAAGATCCTGGAGCACTCTCAGCTGAAATGTACGTTAAACCATCAACTGATTTAACTCCACCTAATGATCCCCAAGTTGATCCTGTATATCCTTCGAAAGAAGATGTATCTGTATTATAACGAACTGCACCTTGTACTGATGGTGCTCTTTGATTTGTAGTACCAACAGGAATTATAAGTCCATTTGTTCCAGTAATTGAAACATAACCAGTTCCATTCGGATCAAGTACAATATTTCCATTGGCATCTGTAGAAGATATTGTATTCTCATTTAGATCTAGATTATCTACTTTTAAATTATCAATTTTGCTATTTACATCTGTGACAATTGCTGAAGATGCAGTTAATGTACCACGAGTGTGGTCTAATAAATCTGTAAAATACTTTCCACCTATAACTAAGTGACTCGCAGCATTTCCGTTTGTTTCTGTACCAAGTCCTAAGTAGAGACGATCACCACCATTTGAGTCGTTATTACCAAGACCTGAATATGCTAGTTCTCCTGCTGCAAGTGTTGCGGGATTACCTGCTGTCGTTGAACGTTTAATTCTTATAATTGATGCCATTTTTTTCTCCTATTAAAATTCGCCACTGTCTACTGTTTGTAGATTTAATGTTTTAGTTGCTGTCCATTTCGAAGTATTTGTTTTATAAACTAATAATGAACCATTATTTAATCCCTCTGATACTATATCAACTTGCACGTTTTCACTTATTGGAACAACTGCTCCTGATGCTCCTTGAATTCCTATTGTCGTAATTGTTGAACCACCACCTGCTGTTGTAGTTGAAGTTGTCAGAGTAGTATTACTCGGACTAATCGTACTACCTTGTGAATCTACACTTACAGTTAATGTTTCAGCCATTTACCTTGTGACCTCTGGTGTTATTGTTATAATTCCTTCAACTAATCTACTCTTTAAGCTGAATGAATCTATTAATTCAACATCATACACATATCTTCCAGCTTTCATTGCTGTTGAAGTTGCATTTCCTAATGCAAGTTTAATTTTTCCACTTGTATTTGGAGCAACAAATGTAGTAGTTATAGCAGTATAAGTCGTTGAACCATAACCTTTTCGCATTTGCCCAGAGACAGTACAATTTGTAAAATCTCTTGGTGTTCCATCAGTATTATTAAATGTTAAAACAGCAGACCAATCTGATCCTTGATCTATAAAAAAGTCTGTTATTTGTGCCATTTCTTATACCTATTTATTAAAATTAAAAATTAAAAAGCATCAATTTTATATTGAAACCAACCAAAATCTGTACCACCAATTACTCCTACAAACACAAACCAACGATTTTTTCTATCATTATCAGTAAATGATGATGATCCTGTTAATGAAATAGTTGCAGTAGCACTATTTTGTGTGACGATAGTACCTTGTCCAGTTGATAAATTTTGTGAATTTGTATTGATAGTCACAGTAATTGCACCAACTCCACTTCCTGCTGGTCTACTTATCCAAAACATATCTCCAATCGCAGGAGAAGCTGGTAATGTTAAAGTATAACTAGTATCATTTCCTAAAATGAAATATTTTCCAACACCATAAGTAAGTGCTGTTGAACCAGATCCTGGAACTATAACATCACTAGGAAATTTACCTCTTAGTGTAGATGAAAGTTTGTCAGCACTGATTGAATTGTCAGGGATTGTATTTTGAAGATATTGTGTTGAAAGATAAATTGCGAATAGACTAACACCTGCTGAAAGAGCAGCACCTGCTATGGAAATAGAAGTACCCCCATTTATAATTGTGTAATCTGTGTTTGGTTTTTGAATTAAACCATTCTTAATTAAAAGAATACTTCCTGCTGAACCAATTGGGAAATCTAAAGCAAATGTTGTCGAACTTCCATTCGGAGCAAACACTTGCATTTCAGAATTGCCATGTATTGGATCTCTACCCAAGTAAGCCATAGGATTGTATCTTTCCTTTTAAGCTTGAGATTCAGACCAAGATAATTTTCCTGTCACGACTAATGGTGAAGCTTGTGTAATCGTAGAAGTATCCGTTGGTTGAATCGCAATAGTTAATAAATCTGGACCATTAGGATAAACTGAGTCACCACCTAAAACTGAATTACCCATATCAATCAAATTACTTATATCGAAGTTTGTTGAACCAGCCGAAGCTTGAGTTGAGAAAATAACAGTTCCACCTGCAATAATATCACCTGTATCATGGGATATTAAATTAGATAAAGATGGAGATTGAACTTTTTCAAAAGTCAATTTAGATGGGTTTCCATTTAGAATGAAAAACACGTTCACTGATTTAGAAGTTGTGATAGCACCTGAATCTAACTTCATTTGCATACGATTTATAATTTCTCTTTCACCTACTGCACCAGTTATACCTGAGTCAACTGCAGGTGCTAAACGAATTGAAATAAGAGGAATAGGACGTGTTAAGTCTACTGCTCCATTTCCGAATGCGTTTTCACCAATTGTGAATACTGTTGAAGTCGGTATCTCTGTGTTGTTTGGAACCGCAGTTGTTTGCGGGAAAGATGTAAATATACGTGAACTTGCTCCAGCTTTTTGAACCTGAGAAACGAAAGTACCATCTGGAATATTTCCAGTAGCATCTTTAATTAATTGTCCAACAGTCGCTTTATCAGCATCTGCTCCACTACATTGGAAAGAGTACACAAACACACGACGTGAGTTTAATGTAATTTCACTAAATGTACTTGCTTGAGTTGATGTCACACTTTGAGTTAATCCAACTGCGAACACGAAAGGTTTTGACTGAGCTGTAAATAAGTAAGCATCGTCATCATCAAACGTACCATCCATAATAACAGATGTACCAAAGTGGAATAATGTTGGAGCTGAAGTTGGAGAATCTCCATTTTCAATTTCATATCTTGCAGGTAAGTTTCCTGAACGTAAATATGATTCATTTAATTTGTTGTTGTGTACAAATTCATGGTGATAATGAATATGTCCTTTGGCGTCTTTTGTACCAAAACGAATTTTACCAGCACCATACCAAGAATAGTCAGCATAACACATTTGAATTTTATGAATATCTAAAACATATCCATTCGGACCAGTTCCATCACATGGATCAATGTTCCAATTAGCTTGTTCTACACGAACATCTTCACGAAGTGTTGCTTTAATTCCAGCAGCTGTAATTCCACGATAAGGAGGTTGAACCACCAAACGAGAATCAGAGTCAATTGAGATAACACGATATACTTGACCTCGTATTTGTATATAATCTCCAACAATAGTTTGTGTTGAGAATGCAGTGTTTGTTCCATTTATTACTTGAGAGTTTTTAGTTGCACTAACAAATCCTGACAACTGAAGTGTAGAAGATCTTCTTACAGCATATAGTTTTTGTCCATCATATTCAAAGAAGAAACCATTTGCATCATCAAACATACCTGCACGAATAGCTGATTGTGACCAACTATTTCTACCATATTCTGGGAATCCTGCAGCATTTTGTTGTTGCGGAATAGCACCAATAAGATATGTAAATGTGTTTATATCTATTACTGAATTTACAGAGAATGTTCCGTTATAAACGTTGTTTCCAGTTGTCACAAGAGCTTTTTCTATTATAACACTATTTCCAGCAACTAAGTTGTGTGGTTCTTGACAAGTTGCTCTTACAGCATTTATTGTAGCACCACCAGTACCAAGATTTACATACTCAAGTTTTTGTAAAGTTTTCAAAGGCGAAAAGTTAATCGCAAATGAGTTTTGTATACCTTTACCAGATTGATATCTAAAGTATTTACGAGATTGACGAACAATCTTGCTATTTGGTGAAGTTCCTGCTGTTATATCGATACCTCCGTCGAATGATTTATGTAAAGAAAAACCATCTGGACGTAAATTCACAGAAGTAATTGTAGCATAAGTTGCAGTTGTAAATGTAGAAGTAAATGCTGGAAGTAATGGATCTATTGACATTTCAGTATCAGAAACAACACGATCAATAGAAAATTCTTTCAAAGAAGTTCCAATGTAAATATAAATTGTATCAAATCGTTTAAATTTACTTAAGAATCGTGTACCAGTACCAGTTATTGTTCTTGCACCTGATGTTCCACTCACTGATCCTGTTTGCTTAGTCGTTTTCAAAACGTTTGTTGTTGTGATCTTCTGAGTTTGTGTAGAACCTGTTGGTGTTAATTGCATTATAGTTCCCGCAATTGCTGAAACATAAGAGTTTGCTAAAGAAATAGCAATTTCAGAAACAGGGACAGCATAAAGATAATTGTTATCTACACTAGCTGCATTAACTATGTCAGTGTTTCCAGCTCCTGGAACATAAGAAACTAATTGTCCAGGATAGAAGTTTGTAGGATTATAAGGATTTGATACTGTTCCTAAAGTGATTGTGTCAACTGTAGCATTAACAGCTCCACTATTCGCATCAGAACGAGAATCAAAAGAATATGATCTCGCTGGAATTTTAAATGTAGCAGGTACTACGATTGATGTAGATGTTGGTACAGATTGTATTGTATAGATACCATCATAAGCACCATCTTGAGAAAATACGTTAAAAGTTTGTACTCCAGAACCTGAAGAAGTAAGAAGAATTGTTCCTACTGAAGCTGAAACAACAAGTTTAAGTTCCCACCAGTTTGACATTCCTGGAACAGCAGCATTTACACCTGATGTTGGAGAAACAGTCACACTCACACCAACTGGAGAACCAGTTAAGAATGATGAAATATCTTTTGGAACCCATGTTGGTTCATTTTGAAAAATACTTGAATCTTGTCCATTTACTGCACCAATGTTATAAACTATATTATCAGCAAATTTTGTTCTTAAAAAACGAGCTGAAGTTGATAATTTTCCTCTATGTTGTATCTGTGTCACAGTACATTGTGTCGGTACTGATCCTAATGGTGTTTCAAGATTTACAGTAAATGCTTGGTTTAAACTAGTAGATGTGCTTCCGAAAGCAGAAGTTGTAGCAGTACCAGAACCAGAAGTATTTGCAGTTTTAATAATTAAACGAGAATCGTTTACAAATTGAAGAGAGTAGTTTGTACCACTTGTTAAACCACCAATTACAGTTCCTGGAGTCGAATAAGTTGCAGTTGTTTGTCCTGATATTTTGTGGTTTTGAATATAAATTGTGTTATAAAGTACATTAGTTTTATTATTTGTAATCGTAAATGCTGCTGGGAAAGAAGCTATATCATTTGTAAATGGTGTAGTTCTAGATGTAAATCTTAAATAATTTGAGTTTACAACGTTTGCTGTCACAGCAAATTCTGAAACAGTATAAGGAACAATTGTTGATGAAGAATTCACAAATGAAAATCTATTTGTTGTAGAATATCCAGCACCAGTAATTGAAAGTGTACAAGTTTCATTATTTGTAATTCCATGAGCTGGAGCATAAAATGTATTTTTTAATGCAGTTAAATCATCGGCAAAACCAAAATATATTTCAGATGTTGTACCATAAGCTGCAGTACCTGCTTCTGGATAATTAATAGTCATTCCACCAAGTGTAGTTGTACCAGTCACTTGAAAATTATATGGAGGGTTTCCAGTTCCATATCTTCCATTATTTCTTGTATTTGCTTGGTTTGTAAAACCATCTAATGAACCATTTGTAGAAGATCCGTTTGGTACTCGACCTTGGAATCCTATAATTCTACTTCCTGAACGTGCACCTTTACCAAAAGTAGCTCCAGCAAAATCTGCACCAGAGTGTGATGTGTTTAAAGATGTTGGTACATGGTCTATTATTATATAAAAGATAACACGATAATTTGAAGTAGGATTACCAAATTTATCTCTGTTAATCGCACCAAATTGATATTCAACATCTATAAAATAACTACCACTGCTTACATAAAAAGTATTTGTAATATCTAAGTTTGGAAATTCGCTTCCACCACCTGAACCTTTAGCAGCAAGAGAATAACTAATATTACCAGCACCAAGATTTAAATAATTTTTTCCTAAAAAAGAAATGTTAATTGGACTTCCTGCAACGTTTGCACCTTCGAAATATAATTCATTAATTATTCCTCTAGTTGGAACACGAGTTGCTCCCATTATACTTTGTACGTTCCATGTAAATGAATTTGTGTTTGTGTTATTGATATAACCTACATCAAAGTTTCCTGTAGCACCTGTAGTCACGTTTCTTGTAAAGAAAGCAGTAAATCTTTGGCTGTCTTGTTTACTTTCAACTTTATAAACTAATCCAAGTCTTGGAAATCCTCTTGTTGTAGATATTGCTGTAAGATTTACAAAACTCGCAAGTGTACCATAATCAGTAGCTAATTTAATTGTATTAGCATCTACAATAGAAGCATAATAAACTGTTCCATCTGTCATTCCACCATTTGTTGTAGCTGTTGTATCATCGCCACGAACAGGATCGTTGAAAAGTAATGCTGCATTTGCAGTTAATCCATGAGAGTTCCATGTGATTTCATCTGCAGCTGCATTAATGTCTGAAGTTTGTAAATATTTTCCGTAAGTAGTTTGCCAATCCCAAGTGACAACTGGACGATCATATTGAAGATCTGCTGAACCAGTAGATGCAGTTCCATCTATAGTATTCACAACAGTAATAGTTGGAGATGAATCTATAAAAGGACGACCATCAGGGGCAGTTAATGTTGGATCTGTAATTGTTAATTCTTTAGGACCAATTGTTTGTCTTAAATATAATTTTGTTCCAATTTTAAGACCATGAGGTTCTAGTGTGTTTATAGTTAAAGTTGACGGAGATGCTCCATTTGTTTGAATTGGAGAAATCGGATTGTCTGATGAATCTACTGCATTTAAATTTAAAATTAAATTTGATCCTTCAAAAAACTTAGCAGGAACAACTGAAGAGTATGAACCAGCAACGTTTTCTGTAGCAACTGCAGCTTGATCTATTTCGTAGAAAAATTCTGTAGTACTTACAACACCTGTGACTAGGAATGCTCCTTCACACGTAATATTGCTAACACCTGTGACTTGAATAGCATTTCCTATTACTTGTCCGTGTGGAAGTGTAAATATACATCTTACTTGTTTTGAATTTGCTGTAGTATTAATTGAAGTTAATCCTTCAAGAGTTAAATCTCCTGAAGATGAGTAAATTGTAGGAATGTTTAAAACTGTTTGAAGTGTTTCCCATTTTGTTGATTGAGAACCATATTCAAAGTCAGTGTCGATTAAGTTTTCTGGTTGTGAAATACGAAGTTTATTAACTGGATCGAGCATGGCTTCTTCGAAGCCTGTTCTAGCGAATTCTTCTTCTATGAAAATTTGTAATTTAGAATTAGCTGTGATTTGAGGAGATGTTGTTCCAAAATTTACAGCAAGAATTAATCTAGTTTGATCAAGTGCTGGATCGTATACACAAGAAGTAGCACCTAAAGTGCTATCAGCAAAATTGTAAATAATTTTACCTGCACCAGCAGTGACGTTTGTGATTAATAGAAGTCTTTCGATTGGTATATTGCCATCTAAAAATACTGCATTTTGAGCTACATCAATATCAGATGCTAAGAAGAGTTTTTTTGCCATTGCTTGTTTCCTTTAGGATTTAATTATTAACATATCGTGGGTTTAAATTATCACTCTTATTGTATATACCAATAGGTGCTGTGATTAAATACATACCTTTTCCAGTAAAGGTTATATCTTTATCATAAACATCTAAACCAATCGGACGATATTTTTCAATTGTTCTACCATCTATATTTATATTATCATCTAGTGAGATAAACCTATAAAAAGATGTATTTTTGTTTATTTTAAAAATTTCAGGCGAATTATTCAATATATTTGAATATCCATCCCAAATTATTTTATCAAGTGGATCTGAAACACAATAAAATGTGCTTTTTTCAGATACAGTCTTTAATCTTACGTGTTTTTTACTCGCTGTTTTGAGTATTTCTTCATCTGAAGGGAGTGAATTACCGAAATAATCTTTTCGATCACCATACCCTTTCATAATATTAGAATAATGGAATCTAAAGTTTGGTCCCATTACCCCTAAATCTTGTTTTGTGTCCCAATCACGAATTGAAACTAATCCTTCTTTTAAAACTGTAAGAGTACACAGTTCTACGTTTGGAATACCAATCCATCCTTCTTTATCTTTAAAACCTGTTGCTTTTTGAAGAACTAAATTGTCTCTACGATTACTAAAAACTATTTCCCAATCCCACTCATCACTCGATTTAAATCTCATAATATAAAAATGGTTGGTTATCCACCAAGAGCGATTGACATTGCCATTGAAATTTCACTCGGATCAACAGTTTGCCATTTTGCTCCATTATAAAGTTCGTATTTGCCCAAAGTTGTATTGAATCTCATATCTCCAATAGTTGGAGCATTCGAACGATTAGTGCTTGTATCTGCTACTAAGCCTGTTCCTTTACCTTTTAATTTAAGGTCGTCTTGAATCGAGTTCGAAAGAATTTTGCTAATAGGCATTTTACTTCCCTTATTTAGTATTTTTATACGTTTGCTATATACGTTAAATTAATTAATAACGTACTTGTACCTGTTAAATTTGCAACTGTTGCAGCAGTTGAACCATCAGTAGTAATTTGCAACGTTAATGTATTTGCTATTGTATTAACATATGGATTTGTCATACTAGTCGTATTTGTAGTTAAAATAGTTGAATATTCATCTATTACATTACCACTATTATTTATAGTATATGGTAAGCCACCAATCTTAATAGAACCAGAATTTCCTGCTCCTAACGAAGACACTACCATACGAATACTTACACGAACTAATCTTCCAATTTTAATAAATTTTCCTGCTGCTGTTGAAAGCGATATAGGTGTTCCACCAATCGTTGCTGGAACAAGTGTGGGTGAAAAATCACCCTCTTTATATTCATCAAGTGTATTTGCGTCTACACTTGGAACTGCAGTTCCAGGAAATACTATATTTGCATTTGCATTAATTGCACCATTAAAAGTCACTGCAGCAGCATATGACTGAGTAGTATTTGCTAATGGGTTGTGCGGAGTATATCCAATATTTGCAATCGCTACACCAGCAGCAAGTTTAGAACTTGTAATTGTTGTATTAGCTATTTTAGTTCCAGTTATTGTTAAATCTTGAAGAGCAGATGCAGTTATAGAACCATCTGTAAAAGAATTTCTTGAAACTGTGCTAAACCCTAAATGAAGTACATTTACATTTACACCAGCATTTAATGCTGATTGAGTCACTAATTCGTTTCCATTTGATAGAGTATATCCTGTTGTATCAGTTTGTACTACTCCATTCAAAGTCACTAAAATACTTTGAACACTTACAGGTACTTTTGACAGTACAAATGTTTGTTGACCTTGCGTAGCTGTAAATTTATCAACTGTGAAAGTTTTTAAATTATCCGATAAAGCCAAATCTGTGACACTTCCAGCTGTTGGGTTTATTTGATAATTACTTCCACCCATGTGGTTAATTATAATTTTTTGTCCTGCTTTTGGATAACCTGTAAATTGTAATGCTTTGAATTTAAAAGTTGAAGATGCAGTTATAGAAAATGTTCCAGCTACAACGTTTTCATATGTAATTGTGTCATTTAAATAATTTACAGATAATGGTTCTACATAAGAAATAGTTTGTCCACCATTTGCTACTGTGACAAAATTTTGAGTAGACGTTTGAATCACATCTATATAACTTGATGTGGCAGCTGCAACTATTCCAGTCGCATTAGAACCAGCTTGTGTTATTTTGTCTGAAATTTTAGGTGCTTCTATTTCAGTAGAATGTGAAAATACTGTAAAATACTTATCGTCTGATATTATTGCTGAAGTGTTTGCTCTTGCAGTTAATCCAGTTGGTGTTATAGCTAAGTAATTATTTGCAGTGACATCATAAATTATTACATACTCAGTTATTTGATTATTTAAAAATGTACCAGATACAGTTATACCAACAAAAGGATTTGGTTGAGTTAGTGAATCTGTTTTATTTAAAGTGACAGAAGCAATTAAATTATTATTTGAAACTAAACGTTGTTCTAATCTAAATGTGTTTCCAGATCTTCCTGAAAATATACCAGTTCCATTTAATAATGCATTAACTGATTGATATACGTTTCCAGATAATGCATAATCTACAACCCCTGTGAATGTGCTTCCAGTTGGTTTTGCAATTGTGACATTCTTAATACTATTTGAGCTAGCACTCGAAAGAGTCAATCTTTGAATATCTTTAATAGTGTAAGCACTAATTGGTTCTTGAGGAACATTATCAACAAAAGCAAGAACATTACTTTCAAACCCTCCAGGAATTTCCTGTGAAAGAACATATTCTCTCTGTGTACCATTTCCAACGAATTCATCTCTTGGACGAATTTGAGTTGAGAGTGGTGATACTGTTGATGAACCAATATAAGCCATTTTTTATTTTTTCTTAGTTTATTATACGTCTTCTAAAACACTTGCCACAACATCAACTGATGTAGCTGTGTTTGAAACTACTTTTAAAACTTCGTTTGCTTTTAATACTATTTTTTGTCCTGATATAAGCTGCAAAGTTCCACCTGCTGGAACTGGTGCATTCTTAACAAGATAAAAATCTGACCCTGATGAAGTTATATAAGCATCAACTTGAATAGCTGCATTTATTTTATTGCATACATCTAATTCAATTACGATACTTTTTTTACTCGCAGGTGTTGTGTATATAGTTGCAGGGGAAGTTCCTACGTCTCTTGCAAGACCATTTGTAAATACATTTGCCATTCTATTATCCTAGTGCGATTGTTATAGCCAAAGAAAATCCACGTGCTTCATTAATACCAGCAACTAAATCTGGTTGAGCATTATCGAGTAATGCTAAATCACCAATATAATCTTCTTGGTTATTAGTTTTTGTAATTACTTCATTCGTTTGAACACGCCATTGATCGAACGTATTCGCCTGAGATACAGTATTTACAACTGCTTGTTTTGCCATTGTTTATTTTCCTTGTACTATTTGTTTTAAAATATTCTTAATTTCTGATATATCATTCTTAAGACTATTTATTTCATTCTCTATTGTTCTTGAACGAAGACTTGCATTCTCTTGTATTCTCTTGTATTCTTCGTATTCAGAATTAGATGTGTTAATTACTGCTTGTGTATGAACGTCCCTTTTTAAACTAGGATGATCTTTCACTTTAACAAATTTCATATATTAACTATAAGCAATTACTCTTAAATTTTTAACTTTTGGTACATAAACAGGGTTTGTTGATTTAAATACCAGCTTAATCTGTAAGTTTTTAAATGCAGCAATATTCTCTAATGTAGCAATTCTTTCTCTAAACACATCTAATGAGTCTTTTGATGTAATAGGTAAAGTTATTGAATTAAATTTTAACGTATTTAAATTTACTTCATCGTTCCAAGCACGATAATAAAGAGTTAAATCTGTATCGTTTGGTATATTTGCGTCAAATATAACTTTAATATTATTTGCAGGGTTTGTTAATGCTAATGTACGAGTTATATAGTTAGCTAAATTTGTAGATCCTGTTGGAGCATAATCATCAACAAAAGCATCATACTGTTGTATTTTCCAAGAAGCTAATGATTTTCTTACAGCCATTACTGTCGAAGTAATTGCTACTGTAGCATTTGCTGCAATTGTAATTGAACCAGAAGCAACAGCAGTGACTGTTCCAACTACTTTTTTCTCTAATCTTTGTGCTGTTCCACCATCTGGTGTCACTACATCATATAATGTTGAAGATACAATAATATCACCTACTGAAATTCTTGATGTATTATCTGCTGTTGATGAAATAGATGTGCTACTCGCAGAAGAAGTTTGAACACCCTCTAAATTAAATTCTAAAAAGTCATTAACTACATCAAGGAACATAGTGTTTGTTGTAGGAATAGCTACAAATGGTCTATCTAGTGTAATTGTCACTTTATTTCCATCTGCTGAACCTGCGTATCTATCTAAACTAAATTCTTCAGCTACATTTGCTATTTCATAAGTTCCATCTAATTTATTTGTGTAAATTCCTGTTAAAATTAATTCTGCCCCAATTTGTGTATTTGCTAATAAATTATCAGCAGCATCAATCCATGTCACTAGCTGACCATTTCCTGCAGCATTATGAGATAATTCAACTACTGGTCTTGCGACTATTTTATAAGCAACACCACTTGCATTTGTTGCAAGAGCATTTGCAGTTAATACGATTGTAGTTGCATTCGTAATTGTAGCAATTACACCAATCGCAGTATCTCCAACACGAATAGTATCTCCAACTCTTGCTTCAGTTGTAAATGATGTACTTGTACCACTTACTGTAGTTGAAGATGTGCTTGTAGTAATAGTTCCTGTTCCTGTAATAAAAGTATCTGAATCTACTACTGTGTTGTTGATTAATATATTACGATTATCAACACCAGAAACATTTAAGTTAGTTCCAGTTTTATTATCTATTGAATTTGAAATAGCATAGATTGATGATTTTTGTAAATCAATCACAGGTGATATATTTGGATTAGTTGATCTTAATTGAGCACGTATTTTTAAACTTGGTCTCTTTAATAGAGGAGAAGTTGAAAGTAATACTTGGTTCTCATAAGATTTAATTACTTTTCTACTTGTGAAATAATAATTTTCATTTGCAACCATTGGTAAGAAATCAGTAGGTGTACCAGCAGCATCTGAAGCAGAAACAAAATAGTTTATACTTGTATCTGTAAAGATTAAATCGTTAGTTTTTAAATAAATAGCATCTACGTTTAATTGGCGAGAACATAAAACATTTGTTCCACCAACGTTTGATTTTACAAAGTTAGCAGTTGTTCCTGTTAATAAATTTACAGCATTTGCATCAGTAGTTTGTAATTGTATCATGAAAGAATCTTTAGTTAATCCTTCAGCTAATACAAAATGAGATCCATTTAATAATGTGTGCGGTGCGCCATTTGGTGAAGCTGCACCATAAAGTCCTGGAGCGACACCTGATATAATTGCAACATCATTAAAATTAAATCCATGATTTCTAGCTTTCACTCTCACATGTGGTGTTGATGGAGTAAATTCAAAAGGATTTTCATCTAATGTAAATGTAATTGGTGGATTAGCTTTTAATTCAACATCAGCAACAACACTTGTATCAAATGTACAAGAGTATAATTTAAATTTCATATCCAATAAAGGATTAATTTTATATTCTTGTGAATTTTGTGATAGATATAAAGATCCAGTTAATGGTTGTTGAGTAATGATGTTTGTGGTAATTAAATCCTCTTCTCCTAATTCAGAAATAAATATTTTTGCTCCTGGCTCGTCAGTTCTTACTACGATAGCATAAGTTTCATTATCTTGTAAATATACAGGTGCTAAAAATTTAAAGTTAGTTGCAGCTAAACCATTTGCTGATACATTAATCTCAGAAGGAGATTTAGTCACAGTTGTAAATGGAACTACACGTGAAGATGGTACACCATTATTAGTCACTCTTAATTCAACAATAATAGGTCTTGCTCCTGCTTCTTCAAAATATAAATCTACTGAAGAAACGAAAGCACCACCTTTTGATGAAACTATAAACGTTTGTGCTACAGGATCATGTCCTCTTTGTATTGTGTAAAGAAGACGAGTAGTTGTAGTAGTACGTCTTGATGGTATTTCTTCGAAAACTCTATCTTGTACATATCTTACATCTCTAGAATTTACAATAGTTCTTTCTTTACTTAAAGTTGTCCCAGATGCAATATAAGAAGAAGATCCTTTTGAATCAAAATCTTGATCGTTATTTGAAATATTATCAATTAATTTAAATGTTCTTTCTCCAGTTCTAAATCTATCTGCTGGTATATTAAACACACAACAAACTGAACCATTAGAATCGGTACGAATTGAATCACCAATAGCTTTCATTGTAGGTGCGATTGAAGAATCAGTTCCACCATTAATTGAAGTTATTGTCACACGATTCTTAGCACCAGATCCTATATCAACTTCTCCAGTTAATACATCACCAATAGCAAATCCATTTTTAATATTAATTATTGAAATATTACGAACAGTTGCTGATGTTTGTGGTCCTTCGAAATTAGCAATACCACTTGCTTGTAATCTTTGTAATCTAGCACCATCTCCTGCTGGATATGCTGTAGTTGAGTAAGAATCAAATGGTTCAATTAATGAACCATTAATGTTTGCTAATGTTATTGTTGTTCCAGCTACTGCTATAACTTTAAATATTCTTAAATTTAATTGTTTTGAATGATTACTTCCAAAAGTAGTAATAGTTGAAGTAAAATTATTTTCAATTATAGTTGAAACGACTTGAGGGTTTGCTCTTACAGCATTAAAATTATATAAATGAACATGATGTCCTGGATTTATTCCTGTTGCAGATGATACAGTTAATGTAAATGATGATTCTCCAAGAGCATTAGTTATATGATTAACTGTTTGAATTACAACTGGTGTATGTACTGAATTTTTTAGTATATCACCAAAATAAAATGCTGGTTGAAATACACCTTGAGAATCTGTTCTTGCTAAATCATCTGAAAGAACTGTTTGAATAGTTTGTTGAACATTAAAGTTTAAATCAGCAGCACCACCAACTTTTGTCAAACGGAATACATCTGCTGGTTTAACATAAGAAGAATCTACTCTTATACCATCAAAGAATCCATAAAACTTAGTATCTGGTTTTAAGTTTCTAGCAATAATTGATACAGTTCTTGGACGAATAAAAGGTATATAAGAAATATCTACAACACGATCGCCATAATTTATTTGATTTACACTTCCTGATAATGATGTTTGAATTCCTTCACGTGACTGAGTCCCTGTTTGAGTTGTAATTGTTTCTTCAAAACCTGCATTCCAAGTTTCAAATTGTCTTACTTGATCTGTTGAACCAGTCCAGTTATAAGACCACTCATTCCAGTTTGTGCCAGTGACACCAATTTGTTCACCTAAGAATCTTATAGCATCATAACCATTATCGTCATTTACATTTAAATCTGGTCTTCTATCAGTTTCTTTCCAAAAGTCTCCTTCAGGTGTTAATTCAATCTCACCTTTAAATGCACCAATCTTATAAGGATTTACATCAATAGTTCTTGAAGCATTTGGATTAAAAATAAATGATGATTCAGTATATGGTAATGTAATTAAGTCATTTGTTCTCTGATAATCTCTACTTGCTCTTTGCGGACCAGAATCTAAGTTTTCAATAATATCTAAAGCATCTGTAAAGTGCATTGGTCTTAATTCTCTTTTTGCACTATCAACTGCAATACGATAATCAGGGTGTTGAACGTTTCCTATACCATGACCTGTAAATTGATCTACTAAGAATCCATTTTTAAATCTATCTAAGCCACTTGTAGCTGATTTAATACTAAATGTTGATGTTTCTTTTTCTAATAAATTTAAACTTGTGTAATATTCTAAATTTGAAAGACGTCTTTCAAGGAAACCAATATCACGCATTGTGTATCTACGATTATCACGTTTAAATATTTGTACATCTGATGCTCGTTTAGTGTAAGCTGGTAAGAAAACTGTTCCTAAAATTAATCCTTCTTTTGGATCTTCTGGTTGTTTTGGTTCGAATGCTGGTACTCCTGTAAGAATAGAAAAATTACCAACACTGTCTAAAATTAGTTTATCCCAACGTGGTAGATAATTTGCAATACTTGTATTGAAATCTGTACCAATCTTTGGTATATTTGGTGTGAATGTATTTGCACCAGAAATTACTGGACGATAATCAATAACATCATGTAATGGAATTGTAGTTGTTGTACCATCAGGATTTGTTATTTTAAATTCTGGTATATCTTCATAAGGTATAGATGAATAACTATCAACACTGAAATAGTTTCCTGTACTACTATAAGCAAAATATCTATAAACTACTTGTATAGCACCAGTTGGTATTCCTACACCATCTTTTAATACTAATGCACCTTTTTGATAATGAGATAATCTTTGTCCTGAATCTAATGTAAATCTATTAGTTATATTAATTGCACCAGCTGAACTGTATGAATTGTAATTTCCTGGAGTCATAAAAACAGAAACTATTTCACAAACATCAGCATGATCTAATAAAATAGATTTACCAGTCACAGCTAACGCAGTTGTGATAGTTTGTGTATATGAAGTTTTTGTTTTAATTTTTTCTCTAGCACTTACACCATTTTGAAATATGCTTGTTAAAAGTGTATAACTTCTTGAACCTGTTAATCCAGTAATTGTGATAGTTTTACGATTTGATTCGCTATCAAAAGAAATTGCTGCAGCAGTTAAATTTACAACTGTTTTTGCTACATTGTCAAATAATGTATAATTCGATAAATCTGTATCTGTTAAGAAAAATTCTGTGGCTTCTGTTAATGTATGAATCCAATCACCACCAGCAGTCGAAGTTGCAGTTATTGTACGTCTTACAGTTTGAGTAGAAGAAAGTACAGTATCTTGAAGAGTTGCTGCATCTAAACCACGTAAAGTTTTTGTATTTTCAATTCCTGTATTAAATACTAATGATTGAAATTCAGGATTATAGATTGGTGATGAACCACGAGCATAAACCACACCTGTGTAAGATACCGCAAAATTTCTATCAATCGTTAATGAAGTTGGTGAAGCTATTGCATCTACAAATCCAACAAATGTATTTGATGTTGTAAGAACTACAGCATCTCCTATTTTATATTCATCTTGAAATCTAGTACCAACACCTGTAAGTGTAGCAGCACCAGAAGTGCCTGATACTGTACCGATTAAAGATACTGGAGTTGTT